ATGACAAAGGAAACAATGGCAAAGGCATTGTCATGGATTGGAAAACATTTGTTTTATATCATGCCTGATTCAGATACATTTGCTCTTGATGATGTCTTGGCAACAGCACGGTTGCTATTGCGTAGGTTTGGAATCAATATGCTTGTAATTGATCCATGGAACAACCTTGAAATGCAAATGGCAAAAGGAGAAACTGAAAATTTGTATGTTGGAAGGATGCTCGCGAAAATGAGAATGTTCGCATCAAAGACAGGAATTCATATTGTCTTAATTGCACATCCAAGAAAGATGCAGTCATTGGACAATTTTGGAAATTATGAGGTGCCAACACCTTATTCAATTTCAGGATCATCCAATTTTTACAACATTCCACATAACATCATGATTGTGCATCGTGACTTTGAAATGGATGGAAAGTCACTTGCAAGAATCATGATTGCAAAAGTCAAAAACAAATACATTGGCAAAGTCAACAAAATGGGAATTCATTTTCAATATGATGTTCCAACACAATCATATTCTGAATTACAAACATTCGAGGGGCAAACATGGTGACAGATGGAAAAGGAAAAGAGAAAAAGAATGCAATTGTGTTTTTGCAATTATGCAAGACATATGGAATTCAGGAACCAATGCAGGAAGTCAAAGTGACTGACAAGCGAAGATTCAGATTTGACTTCGCATGGATGAATGAAAAATTGGCAGTTGAAATTGAAGGTGGTATTTGGATTCAAGGCAGACATACAAGAGGCGTTGGCTACAAATCAGACATGGAAAAATACAACATTGCAACATCAGAAGGATGGCGTGTTTTGAGATTCACAACAGATCAAATCAAGAAAGCAGAAACATATTCACAAATTAAAAAATGTTTGGAGCAGAAGGCATGAAAGAGAAAAACACATTGACAACGGTTGGATGGCTCGAAGATATGCATCAAGAATTTGGATTCATTCCTGATTACATTTTCACAACAGCAAAAACATTAGAACGGCATCATATGAGAAGGGCATTTTTATCTGGCAAAGGTTCTGATGGAAAAACATTTGATGAATTCTATTATGAATTCTATGAATCAAAAGAGGCAATGGAAAATACTGATAGGCTTGTTGAAATGTTCACATATGCTGATAGGTATGGATACGCAAAAGCATTGAAAAAATTTACTGATGAAAACAAAAAATAAAAAATAAGGAGCAATACGGATGTTGATAAGAGATCATTTTCAGAATTACAAGTCTTATGGAATACCAAAGGCACAATTGATAATTGCAGACATTCCATACAATCTTGGAAATAATGCATACGCATCAAATCCTGCATGGTATAATGATGGTGACAATTCAAATGGAGAATCAGAACTTGCAGGCACTACTTTTTTTCATACTGATGTCGATTTCAGACCTGCTGAATTCATGCATTTTTGCAGCACTTTGTTGAAAGGAGAAAAGAAAAAGGTAATAGATGAAAATTCAAAAAGAACAGATATGGATGCACCTTGTATGATTATCTTTTGCGCATTTGAACAGCAAATGGATTTGATAAAATTAGGCGCAAAATATGGATTGAAAAAATATATCAATTTAGTGTTCAGGAAAAACTTTTCTGCACAGGTTTTGAAAGCGAATATGAAAGTAGTTGGTAATTGCGAATATGGATTGCTCTTGTATCGTGATAGGTTGCCGAAATTCAGAAACAAAGGCAAAATGATTTTCAATTGTTTCGATTGGCCTCGCGATAACGAATCAGAAAAAATTCACCCAACACAAAAGCCTGTTGAATTATTGAAAACATTGATTGAAATATTCACTGATGAAGGCGATGTTGTGATTGATCCTGTTGCGGGTTCAGGTTCAACATTGATTGCAGCAGAGCGATTGAATAGGAAAGCATACGGATTTGAAATTGATCGCGAATTCCATAAAAAAGCAAGTAAATGGTTGAATGAAGAAAAGCAGAAGAAAATAGATATTCAAGAATATGGATTTGCAAAGACTGCATTGGAAAAGGTATCACCAACATTATGGACTGCATAAAATGAACATTGCATTATTGACAAAACTTCCAAAGAAAGTCACTGATGAATTGCCTGCAATCATTGACAAATATCAAATCAACACACCATTGCGCCTTTCTCATTTTTTGGCACAATGCGATCATGAATCAGGCGGGTTCAAATCCGTTTCCGAAAACATGAAATATTCTGAGAAAAGATTATTGCAAGTTTTCCCAAAATACTTCCCTACAATCGAAAGCACAAAGGGATATTCAATGCACCCTGAACGGATTGGAAACAAAGTGTATGCAAACAGACTTGGCAATCGTGATGAATCATCAGGTGATGGGTTCAAATATCGTGGCAGAGGGTTCATACAAGTCACAGGGCGCAACAAATATGTGATCTTGGACAAACTATTGCCTGAAGACATTTTGAACAATCCTGATTGGATTGCAACCAAATATCCATTATTCAGTGCAGCATGGTTTTGGGATTCAGTCAAATTAAATGATATTGCAGACAAAGGTTCATCATTGGAAATTTGTGAACAGGTGACAAAAAAAGTAAATGGTGGAAAACTTGGCTTGCTTGCAAGATATAAACATTTTGTATATTACTATGAGTTATTGAAAATAGGATGATGAACATGGACAAAAGACCAAAATGGATTGATGCCTTTCTTGGATTCACTTTGCTGATGTTATGCATGGCAATTTGTATTCATGCAGTGAAGGAATTGTTGTTTTTATATGAATATTTCAGGATGTAAAATGTCGTTATCAGTAGAGTTGAATGGAACATTGCATGAAGTTTATCCAACACAGCAAATCACGGACAAATTCAAAAAGCGTGATTTCATATTGGAGATTCCAAATGGAAATTATTTGCAGCATATCAAATGCGAAGCAACAGGCAATACTTGTGAAAAATTAGATGGCGTTCGCATTGGAAGTCAAGTGTTTGCAAAGTGTGATTTGCGTGGCAGAATATATCAAAAGAAAGATGGAACCAAAGGACAGATGAACAGTTTGGTTGCATGGGAAATTAAATCAGAACAGGCAGAATACAATGAACATTCAATTGCACACATTATGTCACCATTTTGATTTGACCATGAAAAAGACATCACATGATTGGATTCATGAAAACAATGGATTGGTGAAAACAGGTGGTGTTCTTGACTGTTATTTCAAAGCACAAATAAAAACAGATGCATCAGGCAAATTAGCATTGCGTGTTTTCGGTTTGGAATCAGGAAATGTTGTCAACATTGAACTGAAAACAAAATCTGAAAAGAAAGCAATGGCGATGGCTGATAGTTATTTGGAATCAATCAACGCAATCAACGGCAATGAAGATGAATTTGAACTGTATTGAAAAAGATGGCAAATTGCATGTTGATGAATTGCAGGATGCACAAATGTTTGTCATCAATGGTGAAGAATTGACACCATTGGAAGTCACACAATTGGCATATTATTTTGCTTTGAATTGGGATGATATTAAAGAATAAAAAAATGTTAGTCAGGTGGCGTAAGGGAAACGTAACCGATCGCAAGGAAGATAGCAGGTTCGAGTCCTGTCCTGACTACAAACAACAATAAGAGATGAAACGGCATAGATGATGGCAATGGCTTCCCGTTTATTGCTCCGAAGGAACAGGCAGAATATCATGGGAATTCTGCTTGTTTTATTTTGAAACATTATGGAAATGAATCATGTTGAAACTTATCAGAAAAATTACATCATGGACAAAGTCACTTGGACTTTGGATTGCAGAAAATTCGGTTGAAATCATTTGGTGCATTATTTCTGTTATTTGTGCAGGAATGGCAGTTGTTTTATATCGAGTGGCAGGGGAATTCATCAATACATTCGGTGTATTCAATCAGTGATTCCCATTGTTGACTATATTGAAGCCCGCAAAATCACATTTGATGCCATTGAAGGCCTCGCCATTGGTTCAAATAAGCCAAGGTTGAATGAACTATGCACATTTGAGTTTTCAAAGCGTGTTGAGGTTTTTAGATGTGTTTATTGTGACAAAGTGAAGCGTGGAAAGTATTGGTGCAGATTTGAAAGAGCAAATTGGAAATGACAATGATTCCTGATTTTGCAATTCCTGATGAATTCAAAGAACTATTTGAAGAATATGCAGGAATATTAGAACATGATGCGAGTATGTCAAGACGACAGGCTGAAGATACAGCACTACGGATGATTTATGTCCAAATTGAAGGGCAAACATCTGAACAATCATGAGCGTGACGGCAGTTGAAATGGCATGGGGAACTTGCAATGTGGAGCATATCAATAGGCGTGTTGGTATGCTCTTTTTTATGTTATGCAAGTGAATTTTTCCACAAATTCCATTTGCGTTGATTTTTTTACGAAATTCACATTGTGAATGGTCATCCATTTTCATCATCCCTATGCCCAGCAGGGCATTTCAATTTGATTGGATGCCCTGTTTTCTTACCTGAAATGAAATTGCAATGGAATTCGAAATCCTCAAAAATATATTGGCATCGATTGTTTCGGCAGCAACATTGATGTGGATGCTTTTCAAATATCTGCACAAAAGAGATGTCACAAATGCTAAGTTGATTGCAGACACAATCAAGGATGCAACACAAAGAGCATTTGAACTTTCGCATATTGAATCAAGAGTCAGAGAAATTGAAGAAATTCAAGCGGAAAACACAAAAGCAATTCATGAACTTGGTTCAACATTAAATGCAAGATTAGATCAATTGTTTATTGCCATTGCAAACATTCAAAGCAATCGCCATGAATGAAGTTAAGACAAGAAAGAAAAGAGAACCAAAGAAAGTGTTGTTTGGATTCAAGGGATTGAAGCTCACAACACCACAGGCAATGAAACGGCTTGGAATTGCCATTGCAGCATCAGGAACAGCAGGTGCAGGAATTTGCTACATAATGGAATATGAACGCATTGCATTACTTTGTTTGGTGATGACTGTCACAGGGACTTTTATTTCACAAATGTTTGGTGAATCAGAATGACAAGACCAAGATTGACAAGAAGCCAAGTGATTGCAAAATTGCCATCAGGATACAAGGTTCCGTGCATTGTTGGAATGCGTGGATATTTCAAAGATGAAATGGGGAAAAAGGGTGTGAATGATCGTGGAATTTACGATGATGCCATTTTCATAATTGAACCAAATTTGATGTATTGTTTCAATGCGAACACTGACCCATCAAGACACGGAATGAATCACAAAATTGGCAAAGGGCTTGCATCATTGAAGGCAGGAACCTATGAATACAAGATTGGAATTCATGGTGTGTCAAAAGAAAAGTCAAAGCAATATGAAGCGTTGATTCAGGAAGAAAAAGTGACTGTTCAAAGGGATGTGACAAATACAGAACATACAGGATTTTTTGGCATCAACATTCACAAAGGTGGATTCAATTCGACATCATCAGAGGGATGTCAAACTATTCATCCGAGTCAATGGGATGAATTCATGTCACTTGTCAAAACATTCTTTCCAACTGGAAAAGACATCCAATATATTCTGATTGAAAATTGATGAAAAGAGAAAGATACAATATAACAATTCACAAAGGTGAATCATTTGCATTGGCAGTTGCATTAAAAGATACAACAGGAACTGCAATTGATTTGACAAATGCAACATTGACTTCACAATGTCGTGACAAATTATCAAATGCAGTTTTGTTTTCATTTGTATGCACCGTTTCAAATCCAACAACATCAGGACAATTCACTTTGTCATTGGGTGCATCAACATCAGCATCATTGACACCACAAAAGGCATTATCTTATGATGTGAAGATTTCATGGACAAATGGAACGGTGAAAAAGTATTTGGGTGGTGATGTTCAAATTGTGGACACAGTTACGCCATGAGCATTTCAAATGACAATGTTTCAATTGTTGTAAATCAGGAAAAGATTTCAATTCAATTGAATGAAGATTCACAGGTGATTCAAGTCACAGGTGAATCAATTATTATTCAGACAAATGAATTGTTGACATCATCGGACACTGATATTTTCATTGTTGGTGAAATTCCAAATGGTGCAATCAATGGAAGCAATGCAACATTCACAACCTTGCAAAATTTTGAGCCATTGACTGTTGAATTGATTTTGAATTCGACAATACAGACATACGGCATTGACTACTATACAACAGGCGTGAATACAATCATTTTGAATATCAGTCCTGTTATTGGTGACATCATTAGAGTGAATTACAAATTAGGATAACAAAACAATGGCAGAAACTACAATTGCAGGCAGGCAAATTAGGGATGGAGCAATAACTGATTCAAAGGTTGCATCAGGTGCAAACATTGCATCATCTAAATTGGCTGATGGTTCAAACTTTGTGAAAAAGGATGGAAGCGTTGCATTCACAGGCGCGCAATCAATGGGCAACAATAAATTGACAACAGTGGCAACACCGACTGATTCAGGTGATGCAACCAACAAAGGCTATGTTGACAATTTAATTTCAGGGCTTCCGAGTGCATATCGTTATCGAAATGTGAAAGTTGCAACGACAACAAACATCACTTTGTCAAATCCTGCCACATCAACAATTGATGGCATTTCATTGACAAGTGGTGATCGCGTTTTGGTTCATAATCAAAACACACCTGCACAGAATGGAATTTATGTTTTTGACACTTCATCCACAGCGATGACGCGTGCAACAGATTCAGATGCATGGGATGAATTGGTTGGAAGTTTGGTGTATGTTGACCAAGGTTCATCACAAGCAGAATACAGATATTTTTGCACAAGCAATTCAGGTGGAACATTAGGCACGACAGCAGTGACCTATGCACAGGATACATCAGGA